CAGGTATTCTGCACCCTCTAGCCTTCTACGCCAGAGTAAATGTTACGTACTCGCATCTGTGAACCTGAATGTCTGTCTCTGCCATCTGCTGCCTGTAAGTCTTTAGTAGCTGCTTTGTACATAGTAAGCCACAACTGAATCCTCTCATCATTCTTAATGAAAGGTTCTGCTTCTAGTAGTGCACCATATAGTAACACATCAGGAGCATTCTCAGTTAACCAGTTAGTTGTAACAGTACCTGCAGTACCATCACCAAGAGACGTAAACTTCTCGTAGAACGCCATTTCTAATTCATACTCTGCATCAGGTATAGGTGCTAGTTGAATCTCGTCTCCAATCAACGTATAGGCACTAGGAAGACCTGATGAACTACCACCGTACAATCTATCTAACATCTCAGGTGTAATGTATTCAAGTGGTTGAATCCTATCAGTATTGATTTGGATGTTACGCATTTGAAGATAACCACCAGGTAATTGGAAGTAGCGTTTACCTGCTGTAGTGTTCATAGTAGAACGAACTTCCATTGGTCTGATGCGTAAATCTCTGTTGATTCTTGCTTCAGCTAACGCAATGAAGTCTGGTATTCTAGCTGTTAAGTCTGACCTATCTAGCCAGTCAGCAACTGCATCTGTTATTCCTGTATATGTGTTTAGTGCCATTTAATATCCTTTAGGTTATGCTTTATAGTTTACCTTTAGTTGTTCTGAATGGGGCATTCTCTGGGTCATTCAACCACACCCTCATCCTTTCTTGGTCATTCCATACACCATCTCGCATCATCTGTTCGACAACAATCATAGGAATGCTGGCTACTTTGTGTGAGAACTGTGTATCACCTTGGTACTGATTACGTCCACCATCTAGCTTATCAAGGTGGTTAGAAGCTACAATATCTTTAATTTCTTGTGTGTTCTGTGTGGATACACTTGTTAAAGAACCGTCTAAGTTCTCGATTAGTTTTGATTGAACTGCCATACCATCTCCTAATTAGTTTAAGAAAACAGCCCTCCTGTTAAGGAGAGCCATAGATTTAAACTAACTATTAACCAGTAGTGTACTGAATCTTAGCGTTACCAGCTTCGTTGTTACAGCGTAAACCGTACTCAACTAAAAGCATCTTCTTATCTGAGTCACCATCTTTAGCGATGTCAACAGTTTGGAAGTCACGTAAGAAATCAACAGACCACATATCGTTATCCAAGATGTAGATTAAGTCTTGATTACAGTAACGGTCCAACTGAATGTTGAAAGTACCGAAGTCAGTAACGTAAACTTCTACAGCATTGTAGATTGATTTGTTGTCATCAACAACTGAACGTGTTTCAGAAGCACGACCAGATAAACCAGTTACAACCTTCTTGTTAGTTGCACCAAGAATGATAGTAGATGGAGAACCACCTTCAGTCCAACACTTCTCAGCAGCATTAACGATGTCATCATCAGTAACAGCAGCGTGAGTACCAGTAGTACCAGCATCAACAACGTTAGTTGTGATAAATGCAGCAGCACCTTTAGTAGCACGAGCAGTAGTTGCGTCACCTGCAGCAGCAGCTTGAGTAGAAAGCAAAGTTGTTTCCATATCACGCTTAATCTCTTTAGAAGCTTTAGCTAATTGATATGCCATCTCAGACTTCTTACCAGCTTGGTCAACAGTTTCGTGTGTACCAGTAACTTCAAGAACCTTCTTAGAGATTTGAGTGTAGTTACCTAAACGAACTGTGTCAGTCATAGAAGCTGCACCAACTGCTGCTCCTTCAACGTGCTTGTTAGAACCTGAAGCGGCTACTAACGAGTCAGTCTGCCATTCAAAGAATGTGTTAGATACTTTACCTTTCTTAGCTACGCTAGATAGGAACGGAGTATCCGTTGGTGAGATGTCATAAATAACGTCCGAGATTTGCTCACGAATCGCTTGTGCGTCATACGTTTTAAATTGTGTAGTAGTTGCCATTTGTATTATTTCCTTATATTAAAGCGGTATGCTCCTCATTAGAGCATATCATAAAATATGGAAGCTGCATCATCTTGATTGCCAGACTTCCTTAACCTTGTACGCTTCTTTTTAGTTGCTTCATTATTAGAATCAGCTTTAACCTTACCTCTTCCAGACTTCTGTACCTTAGGAACTTTCTTAAGTGCCTTCTTCTTTGGGGCTACCTTAGCTGTCAGTCTATCAAACTCCATAGCCTTCTTAAGTACAAGAACACTACGGTGGTCCGCTAGTTGGTTGACCTCTTCAGGTAAGTACCCCACGCTGAGTGCAAAATCTCTGATGTCTGCTTTAACAGTGCTATCTGACTTCTCCCACTCTGGCATTACTTGCACTAACTTAGAGAACTCATCCTGTACGAATGATGCTCTTGCTTGTGCTAGATGTTGTTCCTGCTGATGCTGAACAATCCTTTGTTGTTTATTAGTATTAACAACCTTTGCCTGTGCGTCTCGGTATTCATCCTTCTTAAGCATATAAGTATATGGGTCTTCCTCTTTAAGGGTTTCCCAGTCCACTTGTTTGAACTCTTGAAGTTTGGTTTGCTGTTGTTCTTTTAACATATGCAACCCGTTTGCGTACATTTGTCTCTCTTGCTCTAGTTGAGCACGTTCGGATTGAATTGCTTCATTTTCCTTACGTACTTCTGCTAGTGCTTGAGACTTACGAGTATAGTCAGATTGTCTTTGATATCCAGCTTTAAGTTCCTCTAGGTTAACTTCATACTCTTCACCGTCTACTTTAATAGTATAGCTTGTGTCTTCAGTCTCGGTTTCTTCAACCTCTTCTTCCTGAGTTTCCTCTTCACCTTCTTCATCTTCTTCTACTTCTGATTCGGCTTCCTCTTCCGAGACCTCTTCATTTTCGACTTCATCTTCCTCTAGTTCATCAACTACCTCTGACTCGTTATCAGCTGTAGTTTCAGTTTCCTCGTCTGTAGGTTGGTCATTTTCTGATTCCCACAATCCTAGGATTTTATTGGTCGCCTCTTCGGCTGACCCTTCTTGTGCTCTTTCAAACGCTACTTCCATCTGGTTATTCGTTTCTGAATCCATTAGGTTTCTCCCTTAGTTTTTAATAATGTTCTGAATAAAATTCTTGCTGTCCTTCAGCCAGCTTACCAGTATTGATGACACTTTGTATGTGCTCATCAATCAGCCCTAAAGCTTTGATGGTAATATAAATTCTATCTCTTTCTGTTTCTTCACTGATTTTAGTTTGTAGTAACATCTTAATCAGTTCTTCTTTTGTCTCCGCAAAAGCTGTCTTATACAACGGGTCATTAACAAATCTTTCTGCATCCTTTCCCAGCTGTACATCCTTTCCCTTACTTCCCATCTACTTCTCCTATGTTGGACCTATAGCTACTGGTCTTCCCTGTTCCCTTTCTAAAATTAACTCTTGTTGTTTGAGAGCTAAGTCTGCCTTCTTAATTTCTAACTCTTGTGCTTTGATTTGCATATTAACCTGTGCAGCTTGAGACTTAAGTTCTAGTTCTTGTTGTGCTAGTAATGCTTCAAGTTCCATTTCCTTCTGTTTAAGAGCACTTTCAGTCTGCATCTTCTGCATCTTAAGCTCCAGCTCTTTAGCTTTAAGCTGCATCTCTGCCTGCTTAGCTTGCTCTTCAGGACTAGGTGGCTTCTTAGGTGGTTGGTTGTCACCTGGGTCAGTAATGAAGTCTTCTACATTCTTCATACCCATAGCTCTGATTTGTTCAGCTATCAAATTATATATGTTCTTAGGCTTAATTAAAATACCACCAGAAGGGTGCTGTGCAATCATCTGGATTGACTGTGATAGTCTACCTAGGTGCATAAGGTTCATATCTTTGTTACCAAAGCCTAAGCCTACCTGTGCAGTACAGTCCATCTTTTCTTTCCACTCAGACGGATATAGTGTAGTCCACTTGTTGTTTAGACGTACTATCTTCTCTGGTGCTTCAAACTTCTGAACTAGTTGGTACACATTGTTAGCTAGGTCTTTCATACCTGTCTCAGCGAATACTCGTGCAATTAGTTCAATCTTTTGTTGTGCTGCTGTCATTACTTGACCAACACCTGTAGCTGTCTGGTGTGACTTTAAGCCACCTTCAGACATACCCATCGACTGCTTACTCACACCTGTCCTTTCCTCTCTAATACTGTCAAGATATCCTAACATATTGAATGAGTTCTGGTCTAGTTGTGGTGTAGCTAGTGGTGTTACAGCTCCTGGTGTACGTACTCGTACAATACCACCAGGTCTTGATGTCATTAGGTCATCTAAATTAGCTTGACCTTCTACTACTTGATAACGCCCGTTGTTTGTTAGATACATATTGTCTAACAAGTTACGCATTAACGTAGTCTTTATTAATTGGAGGTCGGAGATTAAGTCATAAATACTCAGACCGTAGAACTTATGAGGCATTGGAACAGGCGTAAGGGAGGAGAAGGGAACGCTGTCCACTGCCTCATTATCTAAAATCTCATCCCCGACCTTCGTTATCTTTCTTAATTCATCGATACCGTCATTATCATAGTCGACTCTGAAGTAGCACTCAGTTACCCAAATACCCTCATCCACATCACCACCATAAGTAGAGTCACCATCAAAGTCAAAGCGTGCTAGACGTTCAGACTTATATTCAGCTTCTTCTGCAGAGAATGCTCTCTCAATCTTAGCCTTAGGATAGCCTTGAGCAATTAAATCACTCTTAGTTCTCTTAACTCTATGACCAACAAAGCGTGCATCTTCAACACTTTTAGCATATTTATTAATTAAAAATTCTTCAGGCGGCACAGGTTCAATTCTTACCTGACCACTCTCGTTTGTTCTTTTGATTACTACATCGTGCAGTAGAGGTTGCTGCTGCATCCCTACCATCATATCTTCTTCTGATAGTTCTCCGTTGGCTGTATGCTCAACTACCTCTACAGTATCATCCATCAATAGAGATGTGAATTCTTCCTCAGTGAGGTTCTTATATTCCTCTCTAGTAATCTCTGTGGTATCATCCCAATAATGTTTGACAATACCATTCTTTTGTAATAGAGCATCCTTAAACCAACTGTAGATAATATTGAACCCTGGGTTCTGTTTCATTATAACGTGGTTCGTATAGTCAGTAGCTTGCTTAGCAGCCTCTACATCCTCAGGACCTTGTGGTTCAAACTGTACTACCTTATCCCCGCCTGTGAATATCTTCATCAAGCTTGGCATAATCCATTCAATTACATCAGCAACATCACGTGTTACAATCTGAGAACGACCCTCTTGCTCATTACCATACTTCTTACCGTAGTAACGGTCCATAGCATCGGTACGCTGTTGTGTTAACTTACCATCACCGTAGCCAAGAGACCCTTGAATCTCTTGCTCTACGTATGCTGCTAGTTCTCTCTTAGTCATCCTCTTACTCATAAATTATTTACCTTTTGTTTTAGGTACAGTCTGTGCTGCAACCTTCAGTAATTCTTTTAATTCTTTAATGTCCTCAGACATCTCAATAATTTTATTCTCTAGCCATCTTGGATTCATCCCTACTCACTCCCGTTCGTTATATTACCCAACTAAAATCTTGCTTTGGTAATTCCTTTCCCCATATACTGTCGTTACCTGTGAACACTACCTCTGTATTACATAAGTATCTGAAGCTATCACTGGCGTGTGAAGTCCAGTCGTGTACTGGCTTCTGACTCCATATCTTCTTCTTATCATCATAAGAGCTACGGTACTGCAAAAGGGCATCTAAACCCTTTTTACATTTATCCTCATCAAACCAACACTTGTTTAATGTAGTACGTACAGTATCAATACCATCCATTACCTTTAACTTAGGTGCAACTTGAAAGTCAATACCTAAAGAGAAAGCTAAATCTTTACGACTCTTGCCTGTACTGAATTCTCTGACTACAATATCGTGTGGTGCTATATGTGCACCATAATTATAGCCCTTCTGATTTAAGACATCAATATAATGAGGCAGTCCCTCACCAGAGTTCTCATAGTAATCTATCAAATTAATAGCCTTACCATCATACTGAGCAAACCATATGGAGGTACTGTCAGATACACCTAAGTCCCAGGCTGTTACTACCTGCTTAGAGGGGTCATATGGTACCTTACCAATACGCTCCTCATCATAGGCAAATTCCAACTCCTTGGCATAATAAGCACCTCTTAGAGCCGCTGACCAACTACACTCATACTCTTGAGCATACTCTGTCTCAGCCATATCCTGCTGGGCCATCTCTAGCTCTTCATCATCCAGAATACCAGTATCACTGGCTTTGAATAAGAATCTCTTCCAGCCCTTCTTTTCTTTGGCTGAATGATAAATATCATAAAATTCATTCTTACCTTTAGGGGTACCAATAAAAATACCCCAACCCTTTCTATCTGATAGTGCAGGACGAATAACCTCAGAGTACATCTTAGGGTTCATCTGTGCATACTCATCTAAGATGACACCATCAAGATAG